GCCTACAACGTCAAATGTAACCGAAGTAGCGGAATTAATATAGATGAATTATCAATTTACACTAAAAATTATAAAAATGGAAACACTTAAATTACAGCGAGTAACCCGCTATTTTGGTTACCGTCCCGCAGGTATGGAATCGGTTTTTTACGGATTTGAAACGATAAAATAAAATAATATTATGAATAAAATTGAGAAGGCAATATTAACAGAACTTAATGAATGGGATTTATCTTGTTCTGAAGAACCAACCTTGAAAATAGAACTTGCTAAGGTATTGGGAAGAGTAGTAAAAAACTGTTCTATACCTGCTGTTATAAAATCGGTTTGCGAACATGATTACCAGAAGGTTACAAAGTATGGTTATAAGTGTAAGAAATGTGGTAAGACAGGATTCTCCCCAATACACGGGTGAGCAAACTGTTTTATAACGTTCCGCAAATAAAACCAGTAAAAGATATGAAAGAAGAAATATTAAGCATTGCCAGCGACCTTAGAGAAGGACACATCACTTCAAATGAAGCCAAACGCCTTTTATTTGTTTTATTTGGTGTTGGCAAATCGTTGCCGATTGGTGACGTAGAGATTTTATTAAAAGGACTTGAACATATTGGCAAATGGGGCGATGAAGAAGAAGAACGATGGGATGATCCAGGCGATTGTGCAATGGATACACTTACTCAATATCGTTATTCAATGAGTATTCGTTAGGCAATGTTTGCCAACGGCCGGGGCTAAACGCAGCCCTTTGTAGAATTTAATGTTAAACCACTGTCGCTGATCAGGGTTGCGTTTTAGCCCTTGTTACCGCCAGTTAATTTAAAAATCAATGGGAGATTTATTAAGACAGTATAAAGGAAATCAGTCAAATTACGACTGCATTAAAAACGAAGTTCAAAATTTACTCGATGAACTTGAAAATGTAAATCGACTAAAAGTTAATAATGAATTTAGCGAGGAAGTTCTTAATCATATAAAAGAAATTAGACTGTCAATTATTTCTATTTCTGATTAATTGGCGGTAACTCGTTACTACACGCTATAAAATCATATCAAAAAACATGAAACCAATTGATTTTCAATTTACTTACAAAAAACAAATTGGATTTACAGAAATTCAGCACAAAACATTGATAAAACTGGAAGGTTACAATGTAAATGTTTGCCAATTCATCAGGGATGCCATAAAAGAAAAAATTCAACGTGAATGGAAACAAATTAAAGAGTCTAAAATTAAAGAATACTGCCCATTTTAAAAATAAATGTATCTTTTTTAAAAAAAAATGTATTTTATATTAAAATAATTTGTATATTTGAAGAGTGGAATTTTAGTATTAATTTAAAAACTTGCAAAAATGAAAACATTATCAGAAATTAAGTACGAAGCTGAACAATCAATTATTATATTCAGTGATTGTTCTAATGATTTTAAAAAATGTGAAAGAATTCATTTGTTTGTGGATTCTATTTTTGGAAGATATCAACAGGTTTTATTATCTGATCTTGATAAAGCGATAAACACGTTTAAAACTTTTTTAAAATAACTCGCCTGGTTTCCTGCAAGTTTTCCTTGCTGGTTCGAGCCGGGTATCTGAAAAGAACCCGGTTTTGGCGGTGAAAATAATAAGTAAAATTATGAATTTATCAGAGCGTTATAAAAAACTCGATCTGGAAACAAAAAAAAGATGGAGGCAATTGGTAAAAACAGTTTGCAACTTAGAAGAAAAAAGCGTCGATCAATATTTATCTGATTGGACGCGTGTACGGAGAAAGAACCGCCAACCTATCGCAATGGCTTTAGGGATTGAAAAAAACGAGTTATTCCCAGAGGGCGAAATGGAAAAGAATGTCTTAACTGCTATAATTTTATTTGGTGCGGCTTTTTTACTTGACGAAATACAAAAATCATGACAAAGCAAAGTCAATCATTACGGTTTACGATGCCTGTACGATGGCGTTTGATAGGATGAATGAACAGTTCCGTGGTTATAATTTTTGCAGCCTTGGTTTCAATCCTTGTTTTGATGGATGGTAGTTTCAGAGTAGGAAAAGTGGAGGCAAAGGGAAAAGTCCCCGTTTTAAAAAAAAGTTAATTAATGAAAATAAAATATTTATATGGGCTTTATTGTGGAAATTATGCCACTCGATTTGAGTGCGAAAAATATTATTTTGTTTTATTTAATAATTAAAAACTATGAAAATCAAAATCAGAAAATTTATGGAGCTTTCAGATGTAAATTTTGAAACTCCGGTAAAAATTGAAGCTGGCCACGATGTTGGGAAATCGACAATCTTCAGGGCTGTTTTATTTGCCATTACTGGAAAGGATATTGACGGCAAGGAATTTGACGGGCGAATATATCCCAAAAAATCTCAATCGCTTTCAGATTTGAATGCCGAAGTTGAAATTGAACAAAATGGTGTTGTTTTCAACAAAAAAGCAAACGGCAGTGAAAAACGGCAAAAAGGAAGCGATGAAACCGAATTGCAACGGTCGGTAACTTCTATTTATTCGATCGATTTTCGAGTTGTCGGAAAGGCTGAATATGATGCCAAAATTTTAGAAGTGTTCGGAAACTTCCATCTTTTTTGCAACCCCGATTATTTTCGCAACTTGAAAAAAGAGGACAAAAGAACTATTTTTGCAAGCCTTGTAAAACTTGACAAAAATAGCTACTTCAACGGGCTTTCTGACAAAAAAACCGTTTCTGGAAAAATCAAAGCGCAAAAAGATGAAATCGACAATTGTAATGCGAAATTATCTGAATTTTCAAAAGTCCATGAGCCGGAAAAAATTGAGGTTGTGGATTATGATTCTCAACTTGCAGAATTGAGAAAACAACGGGAAAATGCAGAACCGAAATTTACAGATCAGCAATTGAAAGAAAACGATGCAATTAATAGGCAAATTTATTTTCTTGAAAAAGAAATATTTATCCCTGAAAAATTCATTCCGCTTTTGCCCGAAATTGAAAAACCTGCTTTGATCGATGTCGATGCTTTGGAAAAAAAACTTGAAAAAACTCAATTGTCAGAGCCGGATACGGTTTTTATAGATACACAAATTGAGCGAATGAAGGTTAAAATTTCGCAGATAAAATCGCTGACTTTGCAGATTGAAAACTACGAAGAAAACGTAAAATCTGCAAAATGTACGTTATGCCAGGTTTGCACGGCCCCGGATTGCCAATTCAAAAAAATCGAAATTACTCCGTTGGAAGATTTAAAAAATGAACTTTCAAAATTCATGTCGCTTTTCGATGCTGAAAAGTCACTTGAAAATTTTGAAAGTAAAAAAATTGACTATCTCCGGGATTTTGAAGCCAACAAAAATGAAATGATTGCCAGCATTGAACGAGCTATTTCTGATTCAATCAAAAGAAATTCAGATTCATTGGATGTTTTTGAATTGAGGTCAGCCGATATTAATGCAATAAATGCCGGAATAGTTGATGAGAATTTCGATATCAATAAAGGCAATTTAAGAATAAAAGCCAATTTTGAAACCGAAAAAGCACAAAAAATTGCAGACCTTAAAAAACAACTTCACACTTTGCCGGCTTTCGATTATTCTGAAATTGACGATCAAATTGAACAAATTGAAAGCTACAATACCTGTCAACAAAATCAAATCGACGGCTATAATGAACTTAACGGGGCTTACATTTACGCTCAAAATCGTACCGTCGTTTTATCGAATGATTTGAAACTAATGAAAGAAGCACTTTACGCTTCAGAGCGGGAACTCATCAAAATAGAAAAAGCTGAAAACGATTATTACAATGATTTTGAAAATTTAATTAATGCCGAAATGCCAGAAAATGTGCGGGTATCGCTTTTCAAAAAGAACTTGTCGAACGATGACCGCTCTGATGTTTTTGAAATTGAATTTGATGGGTCTATTTATGCCGGAAATGGTAAAACTATTTCTTTCTATATTTGGCTTTGCTCCTGGTTTCAGTCAAAATTTGAGAAAGACCTGCCTATCTTCATTGACGAGGCGATAATCCTGAATGAGAAACTTTACACCGATGTAAAAAATACGGTTATCTTGATGCGAAATGATGAATGTAAAACGCTTAAAATTTCGCAAAATGTCTGATATTAAAACAAGATTTTCATTTGATCAAAAAGTTTGGTTGATGAAAGATAACAAGACTGAAAATTCAACTATTTCTGTCATAGATGTCAAAAAATACAAATCTGGGTATCAACAGGAGAAATATGAGCTTTCGGGAATAATAGGAATTTATGATTCTATTTTGCTTTTTGAATCGAAAGAGGAACTTTTAAAATCATTGTAAAACGCTTAAAATTTCGGAGCTATGAGAGCAATAGTCGATGTACATGGAATTTGTATTGATAATATTGATTCTTTTCGGAAAAGTGCTGAAAACGATGAAGGGTTTGAAATCATGATATATAAATCAGGAAAAGATGTGGGAGTGTGGCTTCGGTCCTGTTTTACTGAAAAAGATGCAATAATTATGTTTGACTTGTCAAGAAAAAACGCAATTTTTTTAGGTCATGCGCTCATCGGTATTTCAAAGACAGTTAAAAGAAAAAATAATAAAAAATGAAAGAATCCGACCTTTTCTCCTTTATTCAGCAACATTTCAAAATCGTTATTGAATACCGGATCGAAAACAAAAGACACCGACATTTTATAAATGAGAAAAACGTTCAAAAATTAGCAGTATTAAAAAATTAACAATTTAAAATCATAAAGTTATGAATGAATTAAAACCACTTGGGGAAATCCCCAAAAAAGAATCTGAAAAAGTTCAAGAAGTAAAACCGACAACAGAGGACGTTAAAAGAGCGGTCGAAAAACAGGTAAAAGAAGTTTGTAATCCTGAAAAACCTGAAAGTTTCAGCCTGTTGCGAAAAATAAACGGGGAATTGTTTTTTGAACTTGAATTTTCAACTGGCAAATTGGTTGTTTCGGAATCAAAATGCAACCAGCTAATTCCTGAATTTAAAAAAATGACACCGGAGCAAAAAGAAACATTTTTAATGCAAGCCGCAATTTTCGGAGCAAATCCATTTAGTGTACCTCCAGAAATTTACCCGCTTCCATTTGAATCGAATGGAGTAACAATTATCGCCCCGGTGATTTCGGCAAAAAAGTACATTAATAAAGGGATGGAAAATCCGCAATTTGATGGAATGAAATCAGGGGTTGTGATCGAAAAACAGGATGGCAGTTTTGATTTTCGCAGAGGCCAAGTTTTCGGGAAAACAGAAATTTTGAAAGGCGGTTGGGCAGAGGTTTTTATCAAAGGATTGAGGGAACCGATTTTTAGGAGCGTAAATATCGAGGAGTTCCAAATGCGAAAAAAAGATGGGACACTTAATAAATTTTGGAACGAAACATCTGGAAAGCCAGCTTTAATGATTGAAAAAGTCGCTCAAAAGCAAGCGATGGAGATAGCGATGCAAATGCCAAAAACCTACATTGCAGAAGAACTCCCGGTCATCGACATTGAACACGAAGATTTGACAAATCAAAAAGCCATTCCGGCAAACAACGATGAATTTTTTAATAAGTAAAATGGAAATTGAAGACATCGAATTGCTATTTAAAACCGAAAGTTTCATTGACGAAATTAATTGTGGTGGGGAAAACATAGGAGTTATGTTCTTACAAAAACATATTCTTAAATTTTACCCAAATGAAACGATCAGAGATATGCGCGAATATATTAGAATTATTTTTCGTATTCCCCGCCTTCAACACTTTATTAAAAGGTCTCAAATTATTTTAAAACTAAATGAAATGAAAAAAATGAAAATTGAAACAAAATACGAAGTAGGGCAAAAAGTTTTTTATCTCGAAGGTACTAAACTGGTTGAAGATACAATTCATTCGATAAAGATCGAAGTAACCAAAGATAAAATTGAAATAAAATACTGGTTTTTCGATGAAAATAAAATTACTGATCGATTCCAATCAAGGCTTGAAGAATTGGTTTTTTTCTCAAAATTGCAGTTTTTGAACCAATTAAGTAACCAAGGATGATTTTTACTTGTTTGTCGACCGGGAGCGACGGTAACGCCTATATTTTAGAATCCAAAAATTCAATTTTGATAATTGAAGCCGGGAAAGGGACTTTTAAAAAAATATTGGCGGCTATTCCAGATAATAAAAAAGTGGTGGGAGTTATACACTCCCACCAACATTCTGACCATTTTGGAGATGTCGAAAAAATATCCAAAATATTCGACATTTTACAATTTACTGAAAATCGTTTTGAGGATAAAAATTTCATAATCAAAAGATTTTTAGTTTGGCATAATGTCGAATGTTTTGGATTTGCGATTTTTTGCAAGGAAGAAAAAAAGACACTTGTTTTTATGACTGACTTTGCGAAGGTGATCGACAAATCAGCCTATAATTTGAAGGTCGATTTTTTAGCAATAGAATTAAGTTATAATTCAATGCTATACGCTTCTTTGACCGAAGATCAAAAAATAGGGCTTGAATGGCATTGCAGCGATTTTCACGCAATAGGAATCATGCGAAAATTTTTTGACCGAAATAGCAACATGAAGGCGATAACACTTCACAAGTCCGACAGGGCTTGCAACTATGCTTTGACAAATCGGGCATTATATAAAAATTTCGGACTTCGTGCTGAAATTGTGAGTATTGGAAGAAAATATTATTTTTAAAAACAACTAAAAGAAAATTAAATTATGCAAAATGAATTAGTTTACAGACCAGCCAACATTGAATTTGATGTAGCAAACAATTCGATTGTTCCTGACAATTTGGGGCATTTTGAAAGTGCAAAAGAAGCAATGGATTTTATCCATTCAAAAATGACAGCTGTCAATCAAAAATTGACAGTATGCAGGTTTATGGATAACTTTGAGAAAAACGAAATTCGCAAAGAATATTCAGAATTGCTCGAGACAAAATTACCATTCCTTGAAAAGGAATTACAAAAAGCATCATCCGTTTATGCTCAAGCAAAAAAAGAATTTTCCGAAGCACAGGAGTATGTTAATGCAACTACGAATGAAGCAAAGGCTCTGGCAGTTGAGGTAAAAAGAGGCGTAAAAGATATTTCACTTGATGATCAATTCACATGGAGGGCTGCTTATGATGGAAAGTATTATTTTTATACTTTCATAGATAATCAGATAAAACTATGCAAAATTCAGGATATTCCTGATTTTGAAAAACAGACACTTTGGAATGCAATGGCTGATAATGAGTCATTTTTTACTGGAAAAATTAAATCCGAAAATGAAGTAGAAAAAGTCACAAATGAAATTAAAAAGATGGTTAAAGCCGGAGCCTTGAAAATTACATCAAATAAAAAAGGTGAGTAGGCTTCAACATAAGAGGGGGCGCAAATCAAATTATGCCCTCTCTTTAAATTCTGAATATTGGAAAGAGGTTCGACAAAGAATTTTGGCACGTGATCGAAAATGTGCCAAATGTGGCTCGATCCTTTTTCTTGAAGTTCATCACAAAACATACAAAAGTATTGGCAATGAACTGGAGCATTTAGGAGATTTGATTTTACTTTGCTCAGATTGTCATAAAAACGAACATCAAAAAAAATAGAAAAATGAAACTAATTTTAAGAAATGTAAAAATTTATGGGTTTGACCCGACATCTTACCGGAATTCTGAATATGACGGCAAAACTTCAAAGCAGTATAACGTGCCTCTTTATATTTCCGAAAATGATAAAAATTTGATTGATAGCTATATTTTTGGAAAAACATCTAAAAACGAAAAGGACGAATTTGTTTTTTACGGAACGTCGAAAACACCAATTCCTTTTTTTGACGAAACTGGTAAAAAAACCAGTAAAATAATTAACGAGGTTTTTTTAGCCGATGTTTCAATTTTGATTGATGAGTTTCAGAAAAAAAATAAATCAGGGGAATTGGAATTTGAAGAAGATGGAAGCCCGAGAATAGTTCGTTATTCAAAATGCCTGGGGATTCGCTACATTTCAAAAATTGAAAATGAAGCCCCAAAAATACCGCCTAAATCATACGATACTTATGAGGATATTTTTGGCGGCGAAGATGTTATTCAGTCGGATTCTGTGAAAAAACCTATATTTAAAGAGGTGAAAAACAATCTTATTGAAGATGTAGAACCAGAAGAAAGCAAACCGGACGACTTACCATTTTAAAGATTAAAACTATGATTACGTTTATTATTGTATTTTTAACGCTTTTGCCAGCCCCAATAATTGGTTGGATGTGGATTAAACATTTTAGAATAACAAGAAAATAATTTAAAATCATGGAAGATTCAAGAAAATCTCACAAAAGAGAACAAACAAAATTTTTTAAAAATGTATATGTCGAATTTTTAAAAGACAATAAAGGATACTCAAATCCTCTGGATTATATTGAAGGTGTTTACGAAGGAGATAAAAATTATTGGGCAAAAGTCGCCCGGTGGGCTGGATTCAAGTGTATAAAAAGAAACGGAGTTTTTTATTTTGAAGCCTAAAAAATATAGGCTATGTGGAAAAAAATATTGTGGTGGATTAAAAATCGACCTGATAAACCATTATCCTATTCATTAACGGTTGCGGCCGTTGTTGCGGAAAAAGCCAACCCTGAAGATTTTTGCAGAGAATTTTTATTCAAAGGTCGTGATAATTTTATTTCTGATTGCCAAAATAAAAATCAAATTTTTGATAGCGATGACAAGGTTAAAACTGAATTTAAAAATGAAACAGGTGTCAGCATTGATGAGCTAATTGACAGCGAAATTTTGATGGAGATAATTTTAATGGACAACGTGAATGATTTTATCTCATCGAAAACATTTGATTCACAGGAAGAAATAAAACATTTATGCAACCGGATTTATTATGATTTTTTAAATGAAAAATGTTTTCTGAATCCATTGAAAAACATTGGAAACATTTACGGCCAGCGCGGTATTGCCTTTGTAACTCAAATGCAAAATCTCGGTAGAGGGGTTGATAACCGGGACAGGTGGGCGGAAGGTACGGCTAATCAATTTTGGTTTGGAAATAATGCGATCAGTTGCATTACTAAAAAAATGAATGAACTTTTAATTGTTGACCAAACGGATGAGTTATACCGGGATTCTGTTTTAAAACTAATTGATGCTTTTGGATTTTCTATGTTGCAAATCGAAATGTTAAAATATTTTGTTTGCCAATCCCGGGATGGAGATTGTCCATCTCACAGAAATAAAGGCCTGTTTTTTTGGGGTGAAACAAAAGGCGTTGGAAAAACTACAATTGCTTCAACAATTGTGTCAATACTGAATGGCGAAAAAGACATTAATAATATTAGAAAGTATAAAAGTTCTTTGGCTCAAGAACTTCAATACGTTCAGCATATTGCTCCGTTAATTTGTAGCGCAAGGGCTGTTTTATTGGATGAAGCTATTCCTCATGACAGTTCTAAAAGTTACGGGAATTTAAAAGATAGAATGACATCCGACGGGGCAAAAGTTAGGTTTGTTTTTAAAAATCAAATTGATGTTAAGGCTAAACCTAACTATGTTTTTATTTCTAATGACCCTTTAGAGTATTTTATTCAGGATAAATCTGAACGTCGATTTTTTGAATTTCGCATTGAGGAAAAACGAAAAAAATTGAGTTATGATGAAATTTATAATCTGTTCCTTAAATTTATTCAACAGTGCAAACGTGAAAAAGACTGGCTTGAATGGTCGGATTTTATGGCAACAGATACAGAAGTAAAAGGTATTGAAAGCCGCAATATTGAAGATGTACGGTCATTTTTTGAAATGGAAGGGTTTTTTTATGTAATTGATAAAGGTTCTGATAAAGTAAGTATCGGTACTTTTTACAAATGGGTGCATGACATTGATAAGTCAGCATCAAAAAAGACTATCAGGGAATGTATTGAATCAATGTTCGGTGATCCTATAAGGCCGTCCACTTGGAAAAAATCAGATATTATTTCGGTTTTGTCAGGGGAAGAAAATAAAGAAAAAGAAATACCATTTTAATATGAAAAAACAAATTGAAAGTTATTCAGAAATTATAAGTGAGTTTCAAATCCGCGAGTTTGATTTAATAATAGAGAACTTAAAGTTAAAGGAAAATTTTGAAAATATGATTAAAGAAATAGAATTGATTCCAATTGCTCAGGATTTTTGTGATTTTAATCTTTTTTCAATTATTTGCATTCCTTCTACTTTAAGTATCGAAACGATTGAATTTATGGTTAAAAACAAATCAGAAATTAAACGAAAATTTACGCTCAAGGAAATATTCGCGTTGGATTTCAATGTCCGGGATTTAAAACCAGAAAATTTTAAGTCCTTAAAAAACAAATTAAATGAATTAAAAGAAATATGAATAGTTCAATTTTTTTAGAGTCTGAATTGATTAATTTTTTTAACCTTAAATATGCAGAATCTTTTTTTGAATTTTTTAACATGATAAATGAATATGAGAGGTTGACATATATTGCTAATATTATGAATGAAGCCCAATACTATTGTTCTTTTAATATTTTTTTGGCATTAAATTATTCACAATATATAAAAATAAGATTTGAAACGTTTGAATTTATCGCAAAAAATAAATCAGAATTAAAACGCAAATTGACTTTAAAAGAAGTTGCTGCCCTTGACTTCAATATCCGCTATTTACAACCAACAAACTTTAATGATTTAAAACTAAAATTAAAAAATGAAAAATCAATTCATTCCACGCCTTGACCGATTCGATATTTATAATAATTTGCCAACCGGGGCTTATTCAAAAATCGCAGCAAAATTAAATATTTCTATTACTCAGGTATCTTATGTTTTGTCTGGAAAAAGAAAAGACAACTATGGAATTATCAAAGAAGCCGAATTAATGGCCGCAATAAACATCTGGAAATCCAGATTTTGTAAATTGGCTAAATCACAACTTTAACCAATAACAAGTGCTATAAAAAAACCGGAGAATTTCTCCCCCGGCTTCTAAACAAAACTATGAAAAAACAAACTCGTTATGGAGTTATACTTTTTCGGTGTATCCAAGTCCTGCAAAAATTGCATCTACCACCTGATAAAGAAAGGCAATATACTCCTCTGCTTTATCTTCGCCAAGTTTTTTAATGACAGCTTCTTTTGCTTCTTGTAATCCTTTGTTATCGGCAATATTAATAGCCAATCCATCAACTGCTTCCATGATTCCTTTGTTAACCCAAAGTTCATCTGCAAATTTTTCCTGCCCAGGAGTTAAAACTCCTTTTCGTGGGTCAATCCATGTTACTTCTCCCATAACTTTTGTCTCCTCTTTTTTAAAAACATTAATAATTTATTGATATTTAATTTTACAACTGGAAATTTAATTGCTTTGCTCCAGTATGCTTTTTCTATGCTATTTTTTGAACAAATCGGTTGCTGCTCCGCCAATGGCTTTTGCTGCATTCCCGATTGTCTGGTTTTTATTTTCATTCTTTACAATTTTATGGACTGCCCCAGTACCAAAAAGAACCCCAAAAATAATCAATAATCCATTGTAAACATCAGCACCCATTAAATCAGGTTTTATACCGTTTACAATCATTGTTGCCCCGGTGACTAACCCACCTATTTCAGTTTTTTTCCCATCCATAAACTGCCAGGCTGATTTAAGCCCTTTCTTTATTTTATCCAAAATTTTCATACTCCAATTATTGTTAATTCAAACCTATCAGGAACAATAGCCATAATATTTAACATTATCATTGCAGATGAAACAACATCTTTTAATCCATCGTTATCAATGTCAACAAAGGATTTTCCGGGCAAAATACACCCGTGAGTATCTTCGTTAAAATTTCCAACGTGAAATAAAATTTCATCCCTATTAGGTACTCCAAAGACTTTCAGGCATTTCCCGAATTTTGGGCTATAATGTTTTTTAACTTCATATTTCCCAATAGGAATGCAAGATTTTTGCCGTTCATTATTTTCCCAGCCCAATTCAAGGGTAAAACAGTCAAAAGCTTTTTGGTCGCCTTCGTAAAAATTACAATGTCCCCTTGTTTGAATGCCTTCGTCAATTAATCGTGTTAATATTGCCTTCATTACCCAAATATTAAAATTAATACAATTGCCAACGGAATGATTAAAATCATCATTAACGCTGCTGCAACGCCTATTGTCTTACCTGCTAAATCGTCTTTCATTTCATCTTATATTTGTTTTTATTTTTTCAGCCATTGGCAAAGTGCGGATTATTTCCATTATCTCCTTCTGCCCTTCCATTATTTCTTTATGATCTTCCCGGTTTTCTTTCCTGAACGTTTCAAACCTTGCATCCTGTTCTTTGTTTATTTCAAGCATTTCCTTATACTTTGCATCAACATACGGGTATGTTGCTTTTTCTATTTTTAAAGCCTCAATATCCTTTACAATGTTTGTTTTTTTTGTATCTGAATTTGCAACCCAGAAAGCAACTAATACAACCAAAATAGAAGTCAATAGGTTTACTATCATTTTTTTATAGTTTTCGCTTATCCATTTCATAACGTGAATAAAATAAGAAGATTAATACTGTGAAAATAATAATGCCTCCAATTTCATAACTCCTATTGATCTTATTAAAAGTTTCCATATCGAAAAATGAATAAAAACTTAATAATAAATCGAGCATGGTAATCCCAATGATTATCTTGAAAATAATCCTCGAAATAGAATCTCTTATGAATTTCAGCAACAATGTGAATGAAAATAATAGGGTTAAGTCTATTATTGTAAAATAATAACTTCTCCAAAAGTCCATATCAGGGTCTGCAAATAGCTTATAAACAGCTATTAAAACTATTAATAACAACCCCGATATGTTTCTTTGATTAATCATTTCTTACCTTTTTTAGTCTTTTTGACTGGGGCTTTTAACCCTTCATCGCCTTCTCCGGGCGGTTTTGTTGGATGTGTAGGCATAATTTCTAATTTTTAAATTAATACTAAAATACAAAATTTTTATTTCTTTTTGTATCATTTCAAAAATTTTAAAATATCTTCTTTTTTAATTATAAACCTGCACTTATCATCTTCAATAGATAAATTTTCGTCAAATTTATTAAACCCATTAAACAGGTTTTTGGCAATAACTTTAACTACCTCATTCCAAATTTTTAATTTTAACTTGCCCATTATTTTAATATATTTAGATAATAAAAAAGACATTCAAAAAAACCAGATATTATCTTCCATAGTAATTCTACCCCCACAATAATATATCCTAAATATTCTTTCATCTCCCATTTACTGTTGAAATATTGTTAATATTTAACCCGTTAATCCCACCTATATTGGTTGAATTTAGCCCGTTCATATCGTTTGCCCAACCCGTAGATGGCGTTGTATATGTTATTACAAGTTTAGGGTCTGAAGCTGTGCCGGATGTTTCTGCGGTATTGAAACCCACATAAGCATTCATTCCATATTGCCAACTTGGCGGTGAATTATTGACATCAATATTAGACTTTACGGCAAATTTACTTACCCCTGTTTTGGAGATATTAGATATGCCAGAAGAATTTAATGTAAAATCTTTATATCCTGAACTCCCCCATGTTGTAGTTGATATATTTGAAGAAAATGCAGTTGTGTATGTATTATAAACAAACCTATTGCCACCTATTGATGTATTGGAAAATGTTATACCCTGATAAATATTTACTTCAAAACCCATTGATAATTCGTCTCCTGAAGCCCCCACCCCAGAATAAAGGGATAATATGGCAGAACTTATTTCGGCATTGTCGGGCAAATTTTCTGTATAAAAAGTTACTATTCCCCTGGTTATTTCTTCCCAATTAGGGTCTTCTTCAGAAGCCTGTACTTTTACACTTACAGTTGTTTCATTGTCAGATGCACCTAAATTATAACTTCCATAATAAAGGTCAGCCCACGGCACACCGGGAGAACTTGCTCTGGAATTACAATGTCCATCCACAGAGTTAATTTCTGGATCAGAGTCGGGATAATAGGTATCTGTTGTATGCCCAATTTTCCTTTTGATTATTTTATCTCCACCTTTGGATGTTAGTTTTATAGCATTTAATAAATCAGATTTCAACGACCAAGTAGGGTCATCTTTAAAAACTACCGTATCCTTTTTTAAGTGTTGAATTTTTTTAGACTCAATAGTATCCGGCATGGATGTTTCAATGCCAAAGAACCTAAACCTTTCAATCTCTACGGTTGAATCAGCACCAAAACCCACGGGCTTTTTATCCTTCCACGCTTTTGCATAAACTTCTATACCACCCTCAATTGTATCAACTGAAATTATTTCAATCTCAAAACCTTTGTCTTTAAATTTCCCTTTTGGCTTTGCTTCTTTGATTTTTTTAGCATAATCATTTGCGGTCAAAACTCTTAAAGGTTGTGCAACCCCCCAAAAGCAGGTAAACAATAGTAATATCGTAAGTATTTTTTTCATGCTATTTTAATTTAATAACAACATTGTCAGGGTTAAAAAAGAACTGGGTAGAATTTTTTGAATAACCCAAAATACGCATCCAGTTATTTACAGTCGAGGGTTTAGTAGTTGTTTTTGCCCCGGCGGTCGTATCCAAATACCATGTTTGTGCCCTTGTTAATCCCGAAGTAGTAATAACCCCACGGGTAATAAACTTTTTCCCCGTGTTCCCTTGCACGGCGGATTCGAGGGCAACTGCTATCAACCCGTAAACCCGGAGGCTGTCGGTCTGTTTCGCCAACTTCATTCCACTTGCAGTCAATATGCAAATCTGCCCTGCTTCAATAGTGGTATCACAGGCGAATGTGTCAATACTTAAATTCAATAAATCTTGTTTGGTAGATAAAAAAGTCAATGTGTCGGACGATTGCCAATATGAAGCCGAATCATGTTTAAATTGGTCAACAGCATTTGCCATTGATACTGTGAACGCTCGTGTTGTGGCATTTAAAGTGTCACGGTTTGAATGGTATATTCCGGTTGTATCCTTACCTGTATTTGATGAAATTGCACTTGCAATTGTAGTTGTAAAACTGGCTGTCGTTGCATCCAGTATTGACCTATTTGAATGGAATATGCCAGTAGTGTCTTTCCCGGTATTAGCAATAACGGCATTATCTTTTGCCGTTGTAAAACTTGCAGTAGTTGCATCCAAAATAGCCCTGTTGCTGTGAAATAGCCCGACAGTATCCCCGGCTGCAATTGATCCACTTTGGTCTGAAAAAGTTATTGAATTACCACCTAAAATTGTTATCTTAAAATCCCTTTCTGCTGTTGAATCAATAGAAAGGGTTTGATTATCTGCCCCCCCTGCTGGTAGTTTTACATAGTTCCCGTTAACTAAAAATATAGTATCATTTGATATGCTTAAATCCTGTGTATCCGTATTATCTAAATAACCAGAAAGGTCAACCGTTGTGCCATCTCCTGATAAAGAAAGCGTATTTACACTTAATGATAAATCCTGTATTTCATTTGTTGGGTCAAAATCGGCATCATTTGGGGACGTGATAAAGCCTAAGTCATTGTTTAAATCCGAAACAGCCAAAGGGATTTCACCGCGAATATTAATTTTTGCCGTATCGTTTTGAAAATGGTTGACGTAAATAGAGGAATCACTGATATTCAATTTATCGCTTATCAAAGCCCTTATAGGATTCAATGAATCAGGCAATTCAGAAGTTTGCAAATAAGGTGATAAAGCGTTATACAATTCATTTGTATAAATGATCGAATCAGGCAGGGTCGTAACTGAATTTTCCTGCACAAAAGCTAATAATCCATTAACCTGATCAGTAGTTAAACGAAACAAGGTTGAATCAAACCGGGTCAAAAGTATTTCAGAGATAGAATCAGTAAAGGCATTTATCGGCAAATATAAGTAATGCAAAGCCGTGTCCCCGGTGTTTGTTCCACTCACCAAATCCAAAAATGTACGGTTTGAATGCCACACACCAGTTGTATCTTTGCCAGTATTGGCAATAATCGCATTTAATATATCAATTGTAAACGCCCTGTTTATTGAATCCAGAATAACCCTGTTTGAATGTGTAATCAAATAAAATCCTGTTGTGTCAATTGGCGTTTCTACCAATGAAATAAAACTGGTATCAGAGACAAACCCGTTATCCCATATAACAGCTATTTTAACCCCTGACCCGGTTGATTTTGTCAAATATAAATTGTCGATTGCAGCCTTTGATTGGTCACCACCGTTTATCTGGCTAAACCCCTGAATTGAGGCAAAAATAAAAACTAAAATTATTAACTTTTTCATCTTAATATTGAATATTGGTAAATACTTGAATGTTGGTATCCGGGAATCCACATCTTATTCCAATCAGTTTTAAAATGGATTGAAACTGCACTTGTATCCTGTTCTATCGCAAATGACGAATAAGCAGACCCTGAATAATATGCCCCTGAAATATTATAAGGAGTTGGGCAATTATAAATGTATTCTTTATCGGTAGCTGTCCCTATAATATGTAATTCTGTCCCGTTAAGGCAATAAGCTAAACCAACAGGGTGTGTATCTTGATTCCCTACATACAAAGAAATATAATCATAACTCCCATTTAATAAATTCCATCCAGTCGGCAATGTATATTGGAATATGCTATCCGTGGCATTATCAAGAATTAACACCTTTGTTCCTGTTAAATTAGTTTCAATCCCTAAAGGAATAGTGGCTTGGCTTCCAATGCTTAAAGATGTTATATAACTCATATTGCCTATATCAACAGGCGTTGAATTTGAATAGGAATAAATTTTATCATTTCCCATTCCGACTGAAAAAAGGGTGTCTGCATCAGAAGTTAGTTTAAACGCCGTATTTTGAGCATCTTTTACTCCTAATGAAAATCGTTTATTACTATATGTTGTCACCGTATTCCCAGTTATCCACGGAATAGAGTTAGTATATTGATATACATATTGGTCAGACCAATTTAAAACATATAATTTACTCCCATCGTCCCGTTTAAAATCAGCATAATAAGGATAAACCATTTGTCCTGATACCGAAAAAGCTGAATCAAAGGTTATGCTGTAAGTTGAAAGCAATAGCCAATCTAAATTTTGAGCTTTTCCAATAAACCCAAATATTAATAAAAGTATCAATGTTTTAATTTTCATATACATAACCATAATATAATGTAGAACCATGTCTTTCATAAGTAATCATTGTAACTTTTCCATTTCTTGTATCCATGGTATTTCTATTACCCATAATTTTTTCATTTGAATAATTAGTTCCTCCATTTAAAGTACAAGTTTTTGCAGGAGACATCTGAGTTACAAAAATTTTACCCTCAAATCCATCTGGCAAATTATTAATTGTAATAATAGTATTGTCGGTTAATGTTATATCACCTTTTGCACCTAAGTTATAATCCATTGTAGAAGTAACTGACTGAACCCTATTGACATCTGAAGTTACAATCCCATTTGATACCACATTGCCAGTTGTAGCTTCTACTGAGAATTTTGGTTGATTAGGGGCATTCCCTACAAGCAAAGAATCTGAAATGGTTAATTTTGTAATCCCTGTAATTTGATGTACGGAATCGTATGACATACCATAGCTATAATTAAACCCATTTTTTGTGGAGTTAACATACGGGATAAGATATTCAGTTGAACCATAACTTAAATTTGGGCTTGAAATAGTAACCTTATTCGTATTAAACGTTGCAGTTGTGCCTCCTGTTCCTTCTATATTCAATGTGCCTCTCGATAAAACACTATCACGCAAAGTCCCGTTAACTTTCAAAGCCCAAGCACGGTAATAGTCATAGGGAAGGGCTGGAAAGTCGGCTGCAACGGCTGTTGTTATTTCCCCGGTCGAAGTAGTTATTTTTGCTATCCCAGTAGCGTTTAAACCCATGTAATATTTTGTGAGGATTGTTGTACTCGTATTTGGTAAAGTATATGTTTTTTCAGAAGTTACAGCACCTGTAAACTTAGTGAATCCGTTTCCTGTCCCTCCATAACTTGCCCCGATTATATTTGTACCTGATACTGTCCCTGCCGACCCGTCAAACGAAAATCCATATAAATCACGGGCTGTTGTAAGTTTTGCAGCCGTCCCTGTTGTGTTTTGATTTAATGTAGGAAAACTTGTTAGGTTTGCAGCACTTCCATTTGTATTTAGTTTCGTATCCAAGGCTGTTTTAACTGCTTTTTCAGTAGGCACGGCTAAATCGCTATTCCCTGCAAAAGAACCATCAATTGAAAATTCGTTAATAGTTGCACCAGAAGCTAATTTAACACTATCGGAAGTAAGTAAATCAGATATGATAAAAGGAACATTTGATGTTATACCGTTAGTAGAATTAAAGTCCAACATATTTATCCAACTCCCGGCACTATTCATGTAATCAAAATAGTAATGTGCAGCCGAAACCCTGTCCCTGTATTGTTGCCCGTTAAATCCAGTCCCCCAGTCCGTATCTTTCATTGTCCGGGTAGGTTCGGCATCAAACATCGCTATTCCACCATTTACTTGTAATTTTTCAGCACCTAAATCCGTTATTGTCCCTATCCTTACTTCGTCTGTTATCGTAGTTGGATATACATACCCACTTGCACTTGTCCAACCGCCTGTATTTTCCCAAAGTTCAGAAAGAGTTTTGGTTAAATAGGCATCTTTAAATTGAAGACTTGACCCACTCAGTAAAATTGATGTTGAATTATTCTTAATTTGATAACCCATACAGTTTACAATCCCCGATCCATAAAGCGTAAATAATGCACTTGTATTGTTATAGTTTCTGATATAAATTGCATCCCCACCCGTTGAATTTCCAGCCTCCATATATATCCCCATTCCGCTTGAATGCTTATTGGAAATCTTGACTGCATATTCACTTGCCATACTATCTTTAACAGTAAATTTATTGGTTGGGCTTATCCCTATACCGAATTTATCTGTTAAAGTAGTCGGATATAAAATTCCATCCGCTTTTGTAAAATAATTGACCGATGGTTGTGACCAAATGGATACGAATGATTTAACATTTGTTGCTAAATTCACACTATCAATTTTTGCTGCATTCAATATTTGCCCCCCTGATTTTGTCAGGTAATTTTCACCAGTTACTGTTACAGAATCGTGTTGTATTGGTAATTCTATAAAACCTCCACCATCACTTAATTTGATCGTATCATCCACTATTGAAATAAATTGTATTTCGTTTGTTGAATCATTATCTAAGTTAACTGGCAGGATTGCATATCCACCATTCGGATTTAAAAATAGTGTGTCCCCATTAATTAAAATAGTTTGTATTTCCCCTGTCCCCCCAGCCGGATAAATGTGCATCGTATCAGATACAAAGTATTGCAGCCACCCAGTCCCTTTGCCTAACTCCAAATCAAATCCGTCAATCCTGTTTACAAAGTTTGAAATCTTATTGTTTGCCCTTACTGTTTTACCATCTACTGTTTCATCGTTCCACGCTTGAATCAAAGGGAAGTAATTTAAGTTCCTTAAACTTTCCGGGTATTCTACTGATATTGAAGTTGAATTAACTGGAATAACACCTGAATAAAGGTGCATCGTATCCGTATTAACCACTATGTTGACAAGCGTATCAGAGGCAATGTATTTTATAAACCCTTCCGCTTTGCCAAGTTCCAGATCAAATCCGCCTATCCTTTTTACGAAATTTGATATCTTGTTCCCGTATTGTATTTCTTTGCCGTCTATGCTATCAATAGTATAAGCCCAAACAAAAGGGGAATAATTGATATCAACCATCGAATCAGGGTAATTAACCGACATAGATAATCCTGTAACCGGGATAACATCGGTGTAAAAATGCCCTGTTGAAGCTGAATCAGTAGGAATCGAACCGCCAACCCCAACATAAAAAGAATCCACGAACACCCCGCCTTTATAAGTTGAAATATAACCATCTGTATCAACGTTTCCTATTGAATCAATGTTTCCAGACATTTGCCTCCAAAACAATTCATTGTCTGCTGCTAAAATTTTAAACCATGATAAATTATCAACCGATGTTATATCAACACCCCCGATATAGTTAGCTTCACCATTACCAACCGATTGGTAAACCCGCCCGATTTGGTCTGTTTGAGGTTCTTTTCCTGTTGAAAATTCGTCCCTTACTGTTATCGTAGTTGAAGTTGAATCTATGATTTTATACCTATTCCCCGCAAAGTCAACAAAATAATTCCCGATTGTCTTATTTATTGCACCGGGATCATTTAGGTCTATGGGTTCTGCTTCAAATTGAAAAGTGTCAACCCCAACCATAACAACGTTTCGGACGTATGTTTTCCAGTCGGTAACCCTATACTGAGCGGATAAATTGAGGGCAAAAAATACCAGTAATATAGTTAATAGTCTTTTCATGGAGCGAATACGATATAAATTTTAATTGTCTTTGTAACTGTTGCCAAAGACTGTATTCTTAAAGTATTCACATCTGGCGTAAATATCCCACTATATGCCGGGAGGTCTTTAAGTTGTTGTTCCTCTGTTCCGTTAACCGCAAACACCGTTACACTTGCAACCCTTCGATTAAGGTTATGAGTTACAACTAAATCAATCGGACTAACACCAGCCGCTAATGTCCATGTTGAATCCCAGTCAACCCCGGAAGTCCCGGCGGCTATCCTTGCGGCTACGCTTGCCGCCGAAGGTAAACTAATTGAATAAATATCTTGTGCCATTGCTGTTATAAATTTATCGTAAATTGCATTCCTTGTTGCCACATCTTGACTACCGTTCCACGTACTTGAAAAAGCAGAATCCTTTAAAGCCCCGCCATCCAATAGTTTTGAATTTTCAACTGTCGAATCACTATCGGTATCATAAACTGATTTTAAAAGGAATCCAGACGGGTTAAATTCTAAATCCTGATCCGTTAAACTAAACCCATTTGCTGCTGCTGCGCTGTCGAGGGTTAAAATTGTATGACCCCCGGCTGCATGGTCAACGAAATATCTAAAATTAACTCCGTCCAAACTATCAACCGGGTCTGCCATATTCATATATCTGTAAGCAGTTGAATCAGAATTAACTATCATAAGAGTATCTACTGAACTATTTGTATTGAGGCTATAAATAAAACCGACCAGTTTCATTTTGTTGACTGAAATATTATTCTGAGAAAAAGCCCCTATCGAAAGGATTAAAAAAACAAATACTATTAAATTTTTCATATTGTTGGAATTAATGATATAAATTGTATTGAAATGTCTAAGATTTCCCCAGCCCCATAAATACTAAAATAAATATTACTTGCAACGTCTTGATTTTTCAAACTATGCAATGGAAATGAAGCTGGTACAGAAGTTGATGAATACATTGAAAGTGGCAAGTTACCCATTTCTTCATCAATTAAATCATTCCCTCCTGGTGTTGTTCCACATATCACTATTGCATCTCCGGCACTTGTTGCGGCGTGTTTTATTAAAATTATGTGGACAAAATATCCTAATTTATTTGCAACTGCCCACCCAGAACCATTGACTGCCGTGTTGCGTTTATTGTCAAATGCCATATTATCATTTATTTGTGTTGATTCAGAACCCAAGTCATCTACGTTCAGCCCTACTATGTTTTTCGCAGTCAAATCTAAGGATAGTTGAACAGAAGTACTACTCCCGGCGATTTCTTCGCTAAATCCTTTCTGAATAAATTGGATTCCATTGACTGCAAAATAAGTCAAACTGCTAACCACAATTATTTTAAGCGAAAAAAGAGGCGGAATAATTCCTGTCTCGAAAGTATTTCCGAAAAAAGTATTTGACGAAACAATCGTATCGCTTTGTGCGCCTTCGATAACTTCGTTTGAATTAGTATTTTTTGGCTTCCGCAAAACGCTTTCGACATAAAAAAACATCGAATAATCATTGGCCCAATCGTTAAAGCAGCCATTCAGATCGCTGGTGAAACTATTCACCCCGGAATATTCAAATTTTAAAATTCTCCCGTTTGCCAAATCCTCTGTTAAATCTTCGCAAAAAATAGGTTCGCTGGTTAATTCAATCGCGCCCTGTGTAGCTATAAGTTGAATTTTCTTATCATAGTAAGAACTTCCGAGCGTGACCTCGAAATTATAAAAATACCTTAATGTGTCAGTCCCGTAGCTTGTAGTTAACACTGGAGCAAGCGCTTCATTCAACAAAGGCGTGTAGGATTTTAAACTTGGAGCAGTAGCGGAATCGCTTTCAAATTGCAACTTAATAACATCCGCCTTGTTAAATCTCTGGCAATATGGGATGACTTTGAACCCGCCTTTCTTGTAATCTGCATGTAGCGTATTCATTGCATTTGGAAGTCCTCCATCCAAATTCAAAAACGGGATACTATTTGCAAGCGACGAACTAAACATATTTCTTCAATATTGAGATCGTTATTTTTTTACCCTTAAGTTCAATTTTGCCATTCAACCAGTAACCAAAAATTTCATCTGTAAATTTAACAATTCCGCACAATTTTGGCTTCCCATTTGGTAAATTTTCAAATAGCGAATTTAACTCTTCTTTCGTTATATCGCATGTGACGGTTGCCTTTTCTGGCAAGTATATCGGATCGTCAAGATAACTCGCGGCAATGTCTTGATTTTCTTTAATTACGTGTCCGTCGCCACTCGTTTCAAGTGTCTGCAATTTGTCGGAAGATTGGAATCTGACTACCGATGTTAGGAATTTTGTCAATGATGTTTTTATCCTGGAGCCATTCCTCAACATATTCCGAAGCCCGGTAATGATTAGGTTATAGGCATTTTCGACATTCGTGTTCGCGCTTCCATTTAGGATTTCAATATTTTCGTTGGTTTCCGGCTTCCATCCTCCCGGATAGTGCTGAGTTTTTAGGATGAATATGTCATTGTCGCCGTCCACATCGGTTGTCCCGTTTTCTTCTAAATGATTATTGAAAGATAATTTAATCCCTTCCGGATCAGCCCTTAATTCGCATTTGATATTTAATTCAGTATCGGTATTGACTATTGTAGTCCTGTCTTGCTCGTTTATGTACGAATTTCGCCCCTCCGCCTCATCGTGTTTTATTGCATTAAACCCTGTTTTTATTTTTGAATAAGCCAATTCCGGCATTGCCTCGGTTTCGATGTCATACCATTTTACCCGGTCGGACAAATCGAGTACTACCGTGTCGTCGAAAAACCAAGAAAATTGTTCAATCCGGACACGATCAAACCCTTCAATGTTTTGAATAATATATCCTAAATTCAGGATAGCCGAGGCAGCGTTATAAAGTTTGTCAAAATTTACCGCCATCGGTATATTTTCATCTGAAATTTTACCACCCCTGAAATTCAGCCCGGAGCCGATACTGAAATAAACAAGCTGCTCGTTTTCTTTATTCGCGTAAACGTCGCCACTTAAATTTTTGGAAATCTTTGCATCGGCTGTATTGTAGCTCAAATAATCCGACCAAAAAGGAAACTGATAATCTAAATTATGCTGCAAAACACGCTCGAAAGCATTGAATAACGGATATAATTCGAGCCATCTGGAAGCAACATTTAATTCGATTGCATGGACTTTTATGTAGGCGTGTGTTAAAAAAGCAGATATATCCGGCTCGTCCGCCACCCTCACGGCGAGAACCAAATTATTTCCAATTGCTCCAAAAGTCAAATCAACAGACCCTTTATAGGTGTGGACTTCTTTTGTCGAACCGAAAACTCCGCCACTTAACGAAAATTCCTGTATAAAATTATTGTCAGAATCGGTTTCGATTAAAAGAATCTCCCATGGCCGATCGTTATCTTTATTCCTTACATCAATTGAAATGTCATAGGCGACATTGCAATAATATGCCTTAACTGCGTTTTTGAAAAATGGGTCTATTGCCGAAACATTTTCAATCTGGACTACATAACTCACTTTTTGGGTTTCCGAAAAATCAGAAAACAGCAAAGATAAAGGCAATTGAACATAGCTAATAACGCCTGGTTTTCTCTGTAATATCCAACTGCCAGTACTTTCAAGGGCACCATTGAGATTATAGGCTGAATTATGAAAATAGTGTTCCTTCATTAATGGGTATAAAAGCCCGTTAAATTCGGTCGGGTAATCCACAATTTGATAGCCTCCAATTGAAATAGTCTTGGTTATATCGACATCCGTTTTCTTTCGATTGTCAAGTTTTACTTTTGTTTCGTTGTTGATTGCCTCGACTTCAATTCCAATCGAAAACCGACCAACTTTTACGCGGGGTTTGCATGCAAAATTGATATTTAAAGCACTTGGAAATTCAACATAAGCCTGAGTTGAGAACCGATACCAGTAGATATGCAGATCACATCTGCCATTAAAACCATCTTTATCCCAAATATCCCTTAGAAATTTTGCTCCATTTCCAACAAACCTTAATGATCCAACCGTAAACTTAGAAAACACGCCTCCGATTTCGACTTTTCGGTCGATTTCCCAAGTCCCATTTTCCCAACCAATCGGCTCGACATTGCACTCGCATTGCGAACTATCCTCTAAATTAATCAGGACAAATTTGTATGGCTTAGGGCTATTTGATTTTATGTTGTTGGGAAATGTCATCTTCCGTATTTTAGCCTGTTTAGGTAAATATTTCTCTGAGTTGGGGTTTGGTCGCCGATAACCCGGTATTCGTTATCGAGAATCCATTCCTTTTTATTCTTGATTGCCTTCTCGACACTATCCAGTTTTTTAAGAAGTTTTGAATCCGAAAATGAAACAGCCCCAAATCCTTTATGTTCTGTTGATGACATAATTTTTTCTGTTTCCGGGTTTGAAAATACAGTTGCACCTTTAAATTTATTCCCGGAAAATAAAGTGGCTTTGTTTGCCATTAATACTTCACCTGTTTTTAAGGTAACCAATTCCCGCCCGGCTTCACCTGCTATAAACTCTTTCGGTGCATTCTTTGAGCCTTTAGCTAATGCAACAGGTAAAGGAGTTGCTAATACAGTAGCTGCCTGTATTGCACCCAAAACACCTGCCATAATTGCAAGGGCTACATTCGGTAACGCTTGTACAATGGCAGAGGCTGTATTAATTGCAATTTCAAACAAGGCTTGCATTTTTTGTTGTTTTGCTTGTTTTAATTCAAGTTTTGATTTCTGTTTTGCATATTCTTGATCTGAAATTAAACCTTTTTTATTTTTATCTTCAAGGGCTGTTAATTCACCCTGGGTTTTATTTATTGAAAATGCAAATAATGCCGAACCAATACTTTTGACAGCATCCATGTACTCTAATATTTTTTTCTTTTTTTCTTCGGCTGTTTTTGTATCGTCTTCCATCTCAGCAAGAGCCGCTTCATGTTTTAAGTCTTTTATTTTTTCAATCCAGTAAATTTCTTCCTCGCTTGTAAGGTCAAGGAATTGCAGCATATCTTGGGCGTTCTGGATTTCCTCGTCAATTGTCTTTTGATTTAGAACATGGATTTTCTCCCGCTTGTCAGTTTCATTTTTTGCCGTTGCCTCAATAATCGCAACTTCCATTTCATATTGGCGTTGCTTGTCGGCAATTGCGGCTTCAATATAAAGTTGGTCAATTTTAGCCTGTTCCTTTGCTGTTTCTTCTGCTTTTTTCTTTTTTTCGTCCTCTATGTTTTTCCAAGCCTCAAGTTGTTTTTTCCATAAATCCAAACCTTTTTTCTGGATAGCTTCACTTTCTTTTAATTTTAGGTTGTCAATATCAGTTTGAATTTTTAGGGTTTCATCTTCATTGCCTTTATAGATTTCAAGTTTCCGGGTTAAAAATGCCAGTTGCTTTTTTGTGTCTTCCGAAAAATATTTTTCGTCAATGCCTATTTTTGCTGTTTGAGTTTTAGTAACCTCATTCAATTCCTTTTGGCTTAAATTTTCAGCATCTTTAATTTTCCTTTCCTGTGATTCTTTTAAACTTGCTTCCTCATCACGCCTTAAGTCAACTTTAAACGTAAAAAGCGATGTTTGAAGACGTCTTGTTTCTGTAACCAAAGACGTTTCATTGTCAACATCTCCAGCCCTTAATTTTTGTAATTTTTGAAAATCTTTTTCATTTTTATTATAGAAATTAGCAAACTGTTTATTTTTTTCAAGTTCTGATTGTAACTGCAAATCGTCAATTTTTAACCACTCTTCAAGTAACTCTTGTTTTGATTTAACTGTTAAATTATCGCCTTCAATTAATGAAGCAAGGTTATTTTTTTCAGCCTCTGTTTTTTGTTTTGAAAATCCAACTTCTAATTCACTTAACTCTTTGGATTTTTTCATTGCTAATTCTGCCAACCTTATTTGTTCGGTTGAACCTAAATTCCTATTTTTTGAAGCAACTGTTAATTCTTCTATTTCTTTCCTTAATTTTGCTGCTCTGGTTAGTGATGCTGATTCCCTATCTTCTATTGCATCTAATACCTGAGCGTATTCCCATCCAGCCCTGGCAGCATCGCCAATTGCTTTTCCAATTCCACCAAAAGCATCAACGGCATTTTCTTTCATTCCCTTAAAATCAAGGGTTATAATATCGAATAAAAGTTTTCCAAATGAAACAAGCCGGTCAACTAAAACATCAATAATATTTCCAAGTGCTTTCATTACACCTGCAAAGGCTGTCGCCCCTTCGTCTGTAGATTTGAATACTTTTACTAACCCAACAATAGCACCGATTATTGCAGCAATAGCCAATAAAATTGGATTCATTAATATAGCCTTTGCCATTGCTTTTCCGATCCCTATTATTCCTGTCGCTAATTGTTTGGATGAAATTTCACCGTTTTTAAACTGAGTAATTAAATTAGAAAATGCGCTTCCGTAATTTCCAATATTTATTTTTTGCGCTGAAAGTGCGCTTGAATTTTCTTTAATCTTAACATTATTTTTGTCAATAGCAGACCTTAATAAATCTGCTTTTTTTCTACCCTCTTCAGTGGTTAAATTAACAGCCTTTAACCGTTTTTCAAGTATGGAATTAACCGCAGAAAGTTGATCAATACTTCCCTTTTCCGCTTGTTGTGCTTTAATTTTTAGTTTTATTTCGGCTGCGGATTTTTGATATTCTTGTTGACTTTTTACTAATGTTTTATTTGCCTCAGAATTTACAGTCAATAATTTGGCTTCGGTTTGTGTTAATTGTTTTTGTTGAGTTTCCAGATCCTTTGCCGTCGCTGTTAATTTGTTTTGGTCATCGGCTGCTTTGTTCAGAAGTTTAGCATACTCATTTGTCTTTTTATTTGTGTTATCAGTTGAAGCGGCCGCCTCGTCAATCAGTTTTTTATATTGCGATTGTTTTTCAAGAAATTTTATCAATGAAGCAGTCGATTCATTAAGATTTGTATTTAAGTTCTTAATAAATTCGACCTCTTTCGGGTCAACTATTCCTTGAATATCGTATGCCATTATTCGTTGTTTTGATTGTTATTCTTTTGCCGTTCTGCTTTTTCCATCGCTTCTGCATTATACTCCAAAAAAACAGAACATTTTATTTTTTCAACTTCTAAAGATTTTTCCAGGTAGTTCATAATCCTAATTGCGTATCTGATTATATAAACTTTGCCGTCTTTTTTCTTATCTTCAGTTTCTTTGAGTTTCATGTTTTCATAGTCGCTCAACTTTTCACACCGATATTTAACCCATTCTTTGAATTTTGAAATATCTCTCAGGTTGTTAATTTCAATACCTGAAATTTCTTTGGCTTTTTTACAGGCATAAGCTAACTGATCTGGCTTTTCTGTAATCTTTCTTAATTTCCGTCCCCGGATCATTGACTTAATCCGCAATAGTGTAGTCAACCGTCCCAACAATAGGAAAAACAACATTTCAATAGCCCGTAATTGATTGACTTCTATTTTTAATTTGACGTAATATTCCAAGTCGTCAAGTTTTATTATTTCATCTGTTTCATCCGAAATCCCATTATTGATTATAGAAAAAAACTGGTTGTTTACAAGGTTGGATATTTTTTTGATAAATAATTTTGATGGTAGAAAATTATACCACATTTTAAAATGGCTAACCCTTCCAGTCCGTTCCATTTTAGCAATGTCAATTAATTCTATCTGATCTATTGTTTTTATCATTTTTAAATATTAAATTTGATTTGTGTAAAGAATTTTCATATTTGATTGATTTTGGTTTTTTAACCGGGAGTAAAGACTCCCGGTTTTTTTATGTTAATCCAACATTTGATTTTAAACTTGCCCCGATTGCATGGTTTGTTATCGAATAGGCTTTGATTTTATTTGACGGCGCTATCCCAAATAAAGGATTTACACGTGAATATTTTTTTACAAGTTTTTCGTTTTTCCAATCAGTTGAATGAATATCATATTTATCTTTTGTTGCGCTGAAAACAAATTTATTTTGAAACGACCCAGTATCATATAAATTCGGATAAGTTAATCCTTTTATTGATTTCCATTTACTTGAGTATTCAGGTAAAATTGGATTATCATTTGAGGCAACTTGCCTTTTCTTCATTTGCTCCCGCTGTAAATCCAATAGCATCCAATCAACTGTTATTAAAGCATTATCAATATTTGAGTCCATGTTGCGAACCCAATTATTTAACGATTCTGATATTTTTCTGATATTACTCATAGTTAAAAAAAAAGGGGCAATTAACACCCCCTTTATTTTAATCCGGTGTTTCTTCACCTTTTGATTTTACCGATTTTGGCAATTTGCCCCCCAATTTTTCATACACGTATTCCGCAGTTTCGGGGTTGCCGACCATTGCTTTGGAATACCAATTTTTAAAGGTTTTCCAATCCCACTGCCCGAACTCGTCGGGTATAGACATGAATCCAATTACCATTAGGCTGCATATTTATGAATCACTAATGGATTCGATAAATGAGTAATTACTCCAGCGGTAATCTTGTAAGCACGTATTGTTACGTCTCCTGTAATATCAGCGGCAGCCGCTAAAATTGCCAATGTGTACTGACCAATTGCAGCATTTGCAAATGAGTTAACAGCAAGCGTAACCCCGGCATCATTTACAGCGGCAATATTCCATTCTGATGTGGTTGTTAAATCGGCATAAACCGAAGTATCATTCCTAAGATTTGCCTGAATAACTACTAACCCGGTTGTTTGAGTAATCGGAGTCAAAACTTTTATGTCAATTCCAATAGGATTTAAGTCCCTTACAAGCTGGATGTAACTGAAATCCGTACGAATTAATTCCACATTCTGTACTTCCCATTCCGTAATGTCGTCAAAGTAAATATCAAATTCATACGATTTGATACGGTCGGCACCGACTTTTGGCATCGGGGTGACGAGTTCAAAATGGCCGCTAAACGGCGTATAATTGGTATTGCTGGCATTCGTGCCAAACAATCCTTTTTTTGCATCGAATAATGCAAACTTTTTATTTACCCCTTGAGCGGCGGCATAACCCTGATAATCATTCCATGTCATTTTAGCGTAGAATTTTAACATCGGCAAAGAAATGCCTGTCTTTACATCCCAGCCAAGGTTTGACTTTGTAATTTCATTCTCCCCCCCTGAAGGCTCAACTCCATTACGCCCGTCAAGTACTGCTCCTTTAATTGCGCCAATAGTGGCAGGTGATATGTTCGTCCGCCAACCTACTAAGGTTTTAACGGCGGCTTTGGTCATCACGGTGAAATCGGTGTCCAGCATCGCAACGCCAACAATCGGGTCCATGAGTGCGAAATTCGTACCTTGCCCCGGATAAAAAAATGGTGTTCCTTGTTCCATTATTTAATGTTCTTTAATTATTAATTTTTCAAAATTTACTTCTATTCCCGTAAGCGTATCAAACATTTTATTCTGGTAATTTTCGCCCCAGTGAGGATGTTCGTTAATGCGTTTTGGAAAATCTATAAAAGCCTCAATATTTGGATGGCAAAACATTTCATCAAGTATTTCATCCAATATCGGTATCAATGTTGGTTTTATGTAAGTTTCCCGGCAATATTCTGAACTATTATCTAATTCGCAACGGGTTAATAAAAAAACCCGTGGATTTAACTCGTAAATGTCGCCAACAATCCAATGTTCATTATCTTCACCTGCATCCCAGACTAACCAAACTAAAGGATATTTTATATTTTGGTTATTATCGTCGATTAACGAACTTGATACCAATTCTGCATAGCTTCCACATTTGAATATAGGAAAAACCCCGCCTGTTTCGCCGACAATCGGATCAATAGTCAATCTAACATTGTCGATTACTTCTTTAAAAATATCAGGGAAGTGCCTATATTCTTTGCTCATATTCCAAGTTTATTGATGTTTCCAAGTTTCGTAAAAACCCAATTTGAATAATCTGACTTATTTGCATACATAAAATTGAAAAGGCTTGGATTGTCGTTTAATATAATAAAATTTTCCGGCTTTTGAGCCACAAACCTATTTTGTGATCCAGTTAAATCGGCATCTCCATATAAATCGAACAACCTATTCCAGGCACTAATCATTTTATCTTCTGGCGCAACTCTCTCACCGCTTTCTGATTTTAAAACTATCGCACCAACGTTAGATAAATGGGTTGCTTCTCTTCCAATGATTTTGTAAAACACATAGTAAGCAATTAATGACTGCTTTTGTGTGTTCTTTAATCCTTCCCATTTTAGCGTTATCGTTTCGCCAGTTATGCTTTCATGTTCAAATTCAGACCCGTTAACCAAATCTTTATATTTTTGTGTGGCCGGAACAAAATTATCACAATCAGAAATCAACAACGAATACAATTTATAACCCAGTGCCGAAATCAAAATTTCTTTTTCATACTGAGTTATCGCCGACGTTAACATCGATGCATTGTCCGTTAAATTCGGATAAGCAATTTCGCCATGAAGATATGTACTGTCAATGAAAGACATTTTTATCCTTTACTTTGTTTACTTTCCTTTTTTTCTTCAACATTAGCAGCCATGCCATTAGTAGCTACGCCTTTTTTAATCAAAAGCAAAGCATAGGCATCGGTGACATTAGGAGTGTCGCCCACTTTCAATTTTTTGTATTCCTTTACAATTTTTATTTGCATGACATTAATTTTTTCGTGTTAATTTGCTTCCTGAAAATACCATTCAATATCTTTTAGCTCAATGCCTTCGCCAACTGAATCATCACCTTGTCTGATAATTTCGACCTGTATTTGCCTCCAGCTTGGTTTTATAGAAACCGTTGGTGTCGCTGTTGCTGCTGCCTCGGTAATGGTTTGCGCCCCCTCTGTGAATGTAATCACAGGGAATGTAGTAGTACTATCAGCATTTAATGTACTGGTAAAGATAGTGCTGGCAAGTGTGTGAGATGGATGACTAAGGGTGTGACTTGCCGTTACTAAAGTATAATCGGCATCTGTTATGCTTTCTATAACTGTATTAATTTCCGCACTTATAGCGGCTGTAGTAACTGTTTCAATCAAAGTCCATGATTCATCATCAAACATTCGCCCGTTGATATTGATTGTACAAGTTGTGTCAACTCCTGCAATGGAATCAAGTCCAACTTTGATGTAATAATTCATGGGGACAGCTTTATTTAAGGTTATATTGTAAAGTAAAGTATCCTGATTCGCAGTCATTGAATCAGCCGCAACCCCGATATATGACCATGTTACTGAATTAGATCTTAATGGATCAGCAGAAAGAACCTTATTAGGCTGAATTGTCCTTGTTTGTGCGTTAATTGCCAATGATACAAAGGCAAGCAACAAAAAAAACATTAACTTTTTCATGGTTTATGAAATTATATTTGTAGTTAACTCGTCAATAACACCTGCAATTGAATCGTAAATTGTGGTCACAACGTCCGTTCCACGAATAACAATTCCTTCATTAAGGTATTCGGCCAGGATCGCAATTTGGTTCTTTTTGAAGTTGTCGCCGGAAACCCCACGCCCATTAAGTTCATCCGATCCAATCCACATTCCATCATTGTAAAACCGAACACTTAAGTCGCCAACCCATGCGAAAATATCGTCATCGGTATAGGTAGCTGTTGCAATGAAATTTTCAATTGCTAAATCAGGATAAGACACCTTCGCGAGCTTGTTTTCGTTCTTGTCTTTAAGTAAATTGAACTCTTTTTGCTTTTCGCTCGAAATGCAAACATGGATTGTTTTCCCATTTGCATAAGGTTTCAATTGCCAGTATGCAACTTCAATGACATCGGTAATAGTAGGAACACCATTATTTACAGTTGCTGTGGTTGCAATAGGATTATTTGCAGCTTTCAAGACAGCGGCAACCTGCAAAGCAATCTTGTCCTGAAGGTCCCCCTGCAAGTCATCTTCGTACAGACTTTGGACCCCGTTTATTGCTTTCAAAAGTTGAACTGGGACGGTTACTCCCTGGGCGAGTGTCTCTGTAGCAAGAGTTGACGGGGCAGTCGTGTTTGTTTTAAATGGTTTGTCAGCTCCAATAGCAACAATGGCGGCAATATTTGCGCCCCTGGTGCCTTCTGTCCAAAGAATTTGGTTTGTTCCCTCAGCCATCACAATTTCTTTAAGCCCGGCTAAAAAACCATTTTGCCTCAACTTCTGATCAAATGAAAATTCATCTTCAATTGTTTTGGTAAAATTTGCGTTATTGGCATTAAAAACTTTGAGCTTGCCGCCGTTTTTAATCAGGGCATCCATGTTCATGTTTTTAACCTTTTTAGTTCCGCTGCCAAGTTTTTTTTGCTCGGAATCGAAAAGCTTCATCGCTGCGTTGACTGCAACGAATTTAGCTTCTGTGAGTTTGTCAATCACGGCAGTTTTCACTGCTGAATTTTTAACTTTTTCTGTCAAGTCGGTCATCCTCTGTAAAAGAGAATTAGTAACTTCAACATTGTTTGTGGGCGGTTGGCCTTCCCCTCCACCATCAAGCGCACCGATAGCCTCTTTCAGACTGTCGATTTCAGATTGCATTTCGGGAGTAATTTCACCCCCATCAGGCGTCAAAGCAGTAAGCAGCAACGCCAAAAAATTCAAAAGAATTTCTTTCATTTTAACGAATTTTTAAAGTTAATATACCTGTTGAATGCGTTATTGCTTAACGCCTTTTTTCTTTCAATATAATTGTTCATAACTGAAATTTGCTTTGTTTGTGCCTTGTTAAAAATTGCACTTTGTCCTACCAAATTAAAACCAAGTTGAGTGACGGCATCACTGGATGACATCCACCATTCTGTTTTAATTGCTTCTGCCATTTCTTCAATCGGTTTTCCGGTTCTGACTGAAAGGTTTTTTAAAATATTTTCGTTTTCAATTTGATCCAACCATTCGGCATTCTTTCTTTGATCGGTTGCATTTCCTGAAATTTGGTTTTCAGGTTTATGATACATAACCATTGCACCGTTGTAAATATTTACCTCATCGGTTTCGGAAAATAGCATAGTCGCTGCACTTGCGCACACTCCAAAAATGTTAAACGTTTTCTTTGCCGGACTAGATGCGATTAAGCTCCGCATTGCAACGGCTGCGAAAACTTCACCCCCGTAACAGTTTATATTTATTTCGAGTTCATCATTTTTTGAAAGTCCGCTAATCGAATCACTCACCATTGCCGGGGTCACGTCTGTGATTTCGGTTGCAGTTGAAACAATGTCTCCAAATATATTGAGTACTTTTTTCATTTAGATAATTCCCTTTCCTTGTTCCGCAATCGTTTTATAAGTAATGTCTAATCCAATTTCATTTTTAACAAAATTACAAAAGTATTCCAAATACTTTGAATGATTTTCATAAAGAATTTTATTTGCCTCTTCATAGTTTGCGTATGTTAATTCAGTTCCTGAAACCAACATCCTGGGGACTCCTAATTTTGAACACACAAATTCTTCACATATTTTTTTAGCGTCTAAAATTCCCATCTTGGTTGAATCAAACATCATTGTTTTAATGTCAACCTCCCGGCGCAAAATCAGCATATTGTTTTGACCGCCATTAACCCCGTGATTTTCCGACAGATCTTTTTCTATTGCCCGAATATCTTCATCAGTGAGTTGCAACATAGCTGGCATCGCACTTGGAGTTTTTGGCGAAATTACATTCACATAGCCAGATTTTGACATTCCATTTTTCTGGCAACTCAAAGCGATGTTGTAAAGTCGTTGGTATGGTTCGCACTTTTGATAGATAGTTTTTTCTCCGCAAAAAGCGTTCGGCTCTTCAAAACAGAATACCTCGACATTTGGGTAGCCATGTATCGAAATCCGTTGATCTGATTTCGTATAATTTTTAGCGGAGACATAAAATATTTTGTCATCAATTTTTGCAAAAACAGAATATCCGAGAGAACAATAGTCGTTAAAAATAGATGTCGAATACTTCCACAACATCCGAATAAATTGTAATGTAGCAAAATTATTATAATTTACTGATGTCCAGTTTGTTCCGTTTAATAAATCAGTCCGATAATCTTTCACCTGAGAATAGAGGTTAAACTCATCAATTTCAAAACCAAGCCCAAAAGCAGAACCAATGATATTACCTGATTTACCCAAATAATATTGGCTCGGTGTTTTTTTATTGCTTCCAAAATTGAATATTCCCATGCCTTCAAAATTAGAATAAAATTTTCAATTCACCAAATACTAAAATGTAAGCCATAATTGCATTATTAAGGCAGTCGATGTTATCATCGTTTATTTCTTCCGTTTTCCTTTTGCCGTCGCTATCCTTCGCATCTGGGTGCCGGAAAATGTAAATTTGCTTTACAAAGTTTCGATTGTTTTCATTATCGACAAAAAATGTTTTGCCAGTCATTACATCGAAATTCGACATTATCCGCTCAAATTTATCCTTTCGGCTGTACCATGCATCAACCGAGATTTTTGACAATAAACAATCATTAAAAAATTTCTGGCCATATTCACCATTGACCTCAATAAATGTCCTTTCGACTGGATAATCGCTCTGCCATTTTTTTATTTGTTCGGCAATCAAAACCTTTTCAATCCGGTTGCATGAAAATGAATCGATTAAATAAAGGTTGCCATCTTCGCCAATTGCCGTTAAAGTCAATGCGAAAAAGTCCCCCCCTTTAGCATTTGATGGGTCAGCAAAAATCATAAAATGGCGCAACCTTTCACCTGCCTTTGTGCAAAAATGGATGTTATCTGTTGTAAAAATATCGCCTGTTATTTCAGCAAATATACCTTCACACAATACCTGCCAACGCCAATAATCATAACTTCCAACCTCTGATTTTTGTCCTGCCTCCGTCCACTTTAAAAAAAGTTCAATTTGTGGCTGGCTTAAAAATGGATTATCCCTCCATGTTGTTTTTAAGAAATTTTTATCCGTTATAAAATCGCTGATCCAAAATTCCCGATACGGGTTGTAATCAAAAAATATTTGTTCTCGATTATTGATCATTAATTTTTCAATTACATCCTTATCCCACGAATTTACTTCATTGACAAATCTAATATCTGAAGCTCCAATTGAGTTAACTATTTTATTCGCGTGTACGTTATTTATAATATTGATAAAATCGAGTTCATTATAACCATATCGAAACGTTTTCTGGGTTGCATTTTGTTTTGTTTGATTTAAAATAGGGTTAAATAAATTCTGGAAGTCTGACATTAAACCAAAATTTTGCTGTTTCGGAGATTCCGAGAAACATTGAAATCTTTTACCATTTGCCGAAAAAAAATCAATACCAATATTTTGAAGGATTGAATAAGTTTTCCCAGATCTCTTTGATCCTTGTAAAATTACAACTGGTTCGTTTTTTGTTTGCTGAAAAAAGTCATCATATTTGGCAATAAATTTTAACCTCATACCCTTTCGATTTCTATCCTGTTATCGCCGCCGTCATTATCTATGTCTTTTAGCAAGTCGAGTACCTTTGATTGCACCCCGGAATTTTTGCCTTTGCTTCCTTCGATAATCATATCATAATAATATCGCTTAAAATTTTGGATGGATTCAGAAATTGCCTGATTTAATTTATCATTTACTTTTCTTTCCCTTTCCAGCCATGTAAAAGTGACATTTAATTCGTGTGCTATTCTCGAATAAGAATAGCCATCCGCCCCCATCTGAATAATCTTGTTTAATATTTCATCAGTAAACACCATAAAAAAAGCCTGACATACAGGCTCAAAGTTAATCTTTTTAATTCATTCTTTGTTTTATAAGTTCAAATAGTCCTCATTTGTTTCATTTCATCACAAAATTAACTGTATTCTTTACAATTTTATGTTGTTTCAAAGTTAATCAATTTTTGATTAACTTTCCTTTTACCCATTTTTTAAAATCCTCTTCAGGTTTGATTTTTGGTGTACTACCGTAATTTTTTCAAGTTTTGCGATCAACTGGAGTGCTTTCTCTTTTGAAGGTTCTGGTAGGTGGTGATTTTTACTGTCGTTTCCAATGTTTATTTGTGAGGGGTTGCATCTTTTAATTAAATTTACCATTTTTTCCAAATCAAAATCCATAATAGGCTCAATTGTAATATGTTTTTCAAACCCATTTATCCTCGACATCCATTTTGCCCGTTCCTGTGGTGTTGGTGTGTTGCCCATATATTCTGGATACCAACGGTTTGTCTCAATTGTCGTGCAAATAATTGAATCTTCGGGCAATAAATCAATAAATTTACACAACCTTTCAGGGTTTTTAGTTTGAAAGAAATATTTATTCGATGGATATTTATTGCAATGGCTTAAAATATCACGGATAATGCCATTAATGATATTTTCTTCAAACAAATCATTTTGAGCTACTACAAAAATAGTTTCTCCTGATCCAAGGTTTTTTAGTTCTTTTTCTATTAATTTTGGCCTGCCTGAATATTTTTCTACAAATGCAGGATACCGCAAAAAACTCAAAGAACTGCAATACCCACATTTGTGCCTACATTCTCCGCCAAGAGGATTCCACGGTTTTGCAAACTCATACATATTACCTTTTTGTTTCATAATCCAAATTTAATCTATTTTTTTAAAAAATTACAAAAAATTTTAAACATCAATCAAAATAAATGATTTTTAAATTACCTCACTGTTTTTTAATTTTACCGATCACTTTTTTAATATTTCCTCTTATATTTTATATTTTATATTTATAATATATTATATATCAATAAGTTATATATATAAATCGGTAAAAAAATAATAGGTATTATTAATAGAAAAAAAATAAAAATATATACATTAATGGAAAAATTTTTTCCCTTTTTACCGTTTTGGCTTAATTTGCTGAATTTCAATATTTTGTTGTCGGTAAAAAATATTTTAAAATCGGTAAAAATTTGGATTTTTACCGGGTGTTTTTGGTGTTGTGTGTTTTTTAACGGTACTACTATTAATATAATGTAAAAAATAGGTGTTTTTTACCCGGTTTGGTTAAAAATTTTTACCGATAAAAAATTAGCCACAATGATTACGGGCGAAAATATGCAGATAGAACTGTACTGCTGCAATATATTTTTTAAATATTTAAAAAATATATTGAAATATGTTTGCATTATTCAAAAATATGTGTTATCTTTACTTCATCAAATAACAATAAAACATACAACGATGAAAACGGCAGAATTAAAAAACAAAGTAATTGCAAAGTTAATCACAGGTGGTAATAATGTAGAAGATGTTAATAATATGGTTGCAAAGCATTTTGAATATGCAGCAAGTAAATACAGCACAGTAAAAACAATTTGCGAATGTATCAGAACAATATATTAAAAACTAAAGGCGGAAAACGTAAAGGGGCTGGCAGAAAGTTAGCCCCTTATAAAACCACTACGATTGCTTTTAGGGTTCGTATTGATTGGATTTCTGAACTAAAAAGCTTAATAAATAACCGAATAAAAGAACTTAAATTAAAAGAAATGAAAACTTACTCATTGATCAAAACAAAGGATGGTGAACGCAAAGGAACTGAAATTTCACATTTCATTGGTGAAAATGAAAATGATCCTAAAATGCTGGATGAAGTGAAAACTTACCTAACTGAATGGCTGAATAGTTATACAAGCATTTCGGATGAAGAAATTTCCGATTTGTTCTCTGCCTTCGCTGGCAGTTTTTCCTATGACGTTTGGATTTTTGAATTAATCGAAAATGACAATTAAAGAACTCAAAAAAGAACTTGATTTAACCAATAAAGACATAGCCGGGTTCTTTGGCTTGTCGCCTACTGTGTACGCAAATTCAAGCGCAAAAACACGTTATGAAGCTGTACTCTGTCAATTTTTAAAATATGTTAAAAAGAAACTCAATGTAGAAGAACAGAGCGACTTAAATAACCCATAACGGTCGCAAATACCAGCAGTTAGGGATAAAAAGCTCTGACCTGTCGAGCTGGCAAAAAGTAACAAAAGAGCTTTAAACAATGGCAACGCACGAATACCTTAATTGACTGGTATTTGTTGTTAACGCCAGTTATTTGTCAATCAAAATGCAAACAGTGACTTTTAAGATGAACGGACTTACCTATAATAATTATAGGTTAATTAGAAATTTAGACGAATACTCTGAATTTTTAAAAGAACTAAACAATAAATTCACTTTATCTGATGCTGAAATAAAAGATAGGCATGAAAGAAAATACATAGGACATGATTCAACACTCCTTACTTCTATTGCCGAATTTTTCAGTATAAACGACATTGAGCCATTATCTTTAGATGAAATATTATTGCGATCTAAAATACTTTATGGACGAGTATTATCAGACCAGCTAAAAGATATTTGCAATGGTTGCAGTTTAGCCATAAACGATAAAGGTGGTTATTTCCCAATAAAAATTACCGACCATATTTATATAGTATCATCTAATGATATAAAAGAATTTACCGTGAAAGACATTAAAATATCAAGATGGGCGAATGGACGGCATTTTTACGCTAAGGTCGGGAACATTGATGTTGTCGATAGCGATGGAAATGTAAAGTGGAATACTCACTATGCTGCTAAGAGAGAGTCTAATCGGTTTTTAGAAAAACTAAATAATTCTAAATAAAATGGCAGAAACTACCCACAAAACTTTATACAATGAACGAAAATTTTAACACAAACGAAACTGACAACAAAGTGATTGATTTTATTAATTATCACGCAGCAAGTTATGTAAATGAATTTATGAACGGTGATTCAATAACGAGAGCAAGAATGCAGGAAATTTTAACATCTTTTGGAAAACAATTGCTTGACTGCTATCCGTGCGATGTAAAAGAAACTCTCTACGAGAGTAGTAACTGCATTAAACCTGATGTTAGCAAACGTCATCTAATCAAATTATTAAAGATATGGAAGGCAAGCATCCCGAATACCATATTGATGTCGTAAAAAGTTATCTCGATTATGCGTTGTTAGTGCCAGTATTTTGTTGAATATTAATAATTTATATATGAAAAAGCAAAAATTATACTTTAGTGATTTCGATGAAGAAAGAGCTTATACGCTTGATTACATCATTGATGAAATGAAAGAAAGAGAACTTACAGAATGTGAAGTAGCTGTTGCAACCAGAGACACTGATAAAAGTTATTTCTTTTGCAGAGCAGTACAGGAAGTTTGCGTTAAACCACCAGAAGGAGAACCATGTGGAAAAGAATGTTGTGACTACGAACCAAGAAATGGGAAGAATGGGTGCTGCAAATTCAGAGGTTTTTGTTATGAGCCATCTGATCGAAAATTTATTCTTAAAATTAATGGAAAACTTTCGCTATTGCCGTTTTAATGGGGCTTAACGATTTGTATATAAGCCGTATTTATTTTATTATCAGTTATAAGTAAAATAATTTAAAAATAAACAGTAAATAGTTTGTAAATACAAAGTAAATAACTATTTTTGTTGAGCAATAATGCAATAACTTATTTTTTATATTATGAAAACTGATATTATTAAATTTTGCTTGTTTGACAGAAAGCCAAACGCAAAAGAACTGTACTACAACGAAGATGGTATGATGTATATGTGCGATTCTCCTGAAAAAAATAATGAAATTGGATGGCCAGGCCGAAAGATATACACAATTATACCAACATTAGAAAAAACAAATCTTTCCATTGAAGAAATGAAAGATTTGACTGCTTTTGTTTGGAAAAATAAAGTGAAAGACGGAACTGTAATTAATATTAAACACAGTTTTGAAGTATGAAAACTAAAAAAGTGACAATAAGCCTTACAGAAGAACAGCAACAACAGGCTAAAGAGATAAGCAAAGAACTACTTGGTAATCAAAACATATCTGGGTTATTTGCTTTTTGGATAAATCAACACCTAAAGAAACGCTCGAAGGCTTCTTAATATGGTGGCTAACGTCAAATGTAACCGAAGTAGCGGAATTAATATAGATGAATTATCAATTTACACTAAAAATTATAAAAATGGAAACACTTAAATTACAGCGAGTAACCCGCTATTTTGGTTACATATTGTTAGCTACCGTGCTATTTTCATCTTGCTTAAAAAGAGTGGCTGAATTGAAGCACGAAAAAGGTATCGTAGTTGCAAAACAATATCAAGGAGAAATAAACACAACTGCAACTGGGGTTGGAATGTCAACATCTGGAAATATGGTTGCAACAACTCATTCCATACATGAAGATGCCAAATTTAACGTAGTGTTTAAATGTGAACATGGAGTTATATTCACTATAAACAGTGATGAAGTTTACCTTAAAGTAAAAGAAGGCGATACTGTTACAATTGATTATTATGAAATGCTAAATAAAAAAGGTGAGGTAAAGGATTTCGATTTTATTGATGCTAATAAATGCACGAAGGCTGCCCAATCATGGTAGCTAACGGTGAGTGTAACCGCAGTAGCGGATTAAAAAGTAATAACCTATCAAATTAAACTAACATGAATAAAGAGCAGAAAACTTCGCACCCCACAGAACCCGCTATTGCGGTTGACACTGTGTTAGCACCATTATTTGTTTATGAATTTCTTTATAATTCGGATTGTTGCGAATGTGCAGCATTGACTATAAGTATTCACAAAACAAAGAAAGGTGCTGAAATGGCAATGGAGTTTCATAAAAACGAAAAACTAAAAGAGTGGGAAGCGGAATGTAAAAAATATTTATCTTCAAAAGAATATCCATTTGATTTTGACCAATGGTGGGGTGTTCGTGAATGCGAGTTGCTTCCTTAATATTAGTGCTAACGGTTTTGCAGCTATGCAACGGCATGGGGTTAAAAGCACTTCCCTATCAACCGTTGAAAAATTAACTAAGTGCTATAATGTTGGCTAACCACGTAATCCATGCTGTTGTATGAGGTTCTGTTATAGCCAGTTAATACTTTAAATCATGATAAAATTAGACACTTACACAGACGAAAATGTATTTGAAGAAGCAAAAAAATACATAAAATCGAATTTGAAAACAGGTGATTACTACACAACATCAATGCTTCAAAGAACTTATAGCATTGGTTATAATAAAGCTTCTCGAATTTTAGAAATGCTAAGTAAAGAAAAAATCATAAAATTTAGTTCTGATAGAGTGAAAGCTCCGATGGTTCTTTAATTGGCTATAACGTTGGTGGTATGGTTAGTTGCCGATTGCGGGCTACTTTCCTATCAAATTACAGATAATTACAAGCGGGTGGTAACGCTTAAATTTAGTACTAATACGGCAATTAACTATACCACGGGTTAACTGCTGGCTTTTAATTAATTATCAAATGACACGAATAGAAATTGAACAAAAAAGAAAAGAAAACTTTGATAAAATCGAAGAACTTAAAAAGGAAAATATTGAGCTTTATAAACAAGCAATGGTTATATCTGACGAAAAACAATGGTTTACTGAAGAAATTGAATCGCATCCAAAAGCTAAATATCAAAGAGAACCGAATTATTTAGATGGTAAATTGGTAGGACGCATTCATTGGAATGAGGATTTTAAAGACGAAGATACTGGCAAGTTAATTACCATTGAACGTTCTCAATTAGTAAAAGTTGACGGTGAGTGGGTTTAAGCTTGCAGTTAACGTATGGTGGTATGAGTATGTTTTTTAACCGATAAAATAGAACGAATATGAAAGCACATGAATTTATAAGAGAAACATTTGATTTAGACAACAGGACAAGTATAAGTGAACTACCTGATTTACCAATTTCATTAATAGTAGAAATGCTTAATAATTACAAGGAAGGTAAGGTTAAAAAATTACTTATACCACGTGTTGTAGGGCGAAGCGAACAGTTAATTTGCCCTCATTGCGGAAAATATAAAAGCCTGCAAGGTAATGGAATTATGCACCAACTTTGTGAATGTGGAGAACAAGCAAATTAATTGCCTACAACGTCAAATGTAACCGAAGTAGCGGAATTAATATAGATGAATTATCAATTTACACTAAAAATTATAAAAATGGAAACACTTAAATTACAGCGAGTAACCCGCTATTTTGGTTAC